AGTAACGAAAGTACTAATAATAAATAATAATATCGTTGTTGATTGCGTTGTAAATTAATGGTATAATTATTATAATTTAAAACAAACGAGGAGAATCAAATGGATACTAAAACAATATTTGAAAAGAAGATGGAAAAAGGTGATATAGGAGAAGATATTATAAGAGAGTGGTTTGAGAGCCAAAACTTCATAGTATATACACCTAAAACAGAAGGAGCACATGCTTTTGATTTAATGGCAATATCAAAAGATAATACAAGAGTATATTGGGGGGATGTAAAAACAAAACCCAGCCGTTTATATTACCCAGATACCGGAATAGATATCAGGCATTATAATACTTATTTAAACTTACAAACTACTAATAATATAACATTTTACTTATTCTTTGTAGATGAAAGTACTAAATCAGTATATGGTAATGTACTAAATAGATTAAATGTTTCTAAAACTATTAACTATAAGGGAAGAGAATTAGAATACCCGCTTATGGATAAGGGTTTAATATATTTCCCTTTAGAAAGCATGGTAACTATAAAACAATTAGATGAGGAAACAGTAAAGAAAATAGCAAGCCATAATTATCGTAATGGTAAATATAAATACTAATACTAATACCATATTACTAATATCAGTAATATGGTATTTTATCGTGTATTTTATAGTGTAGATTATAGTGTAGTGCGAATATAGTAGGTTTTAACACCATATTAACGGTTTTAGTAAATAGTGATATTTAGTTGATTATTAGCAACATTCATGGTATAATTATACTAATAAAGGGAAAGATTTAATATCGTGTTAAAGAAATTTAACAATGGTGAAAAAAGTGAATAAAATTATAAATAACTAAAGATAATGGTAAACAGATTTATTGATTATATTTTATTTTATATTTCAATTTATACCTCTAATTTAGTTTGTGGGCACTTTGGTACTTGCTGTTCTCCTCCTCTCAACAATGTTACCAAGTGCCCTTTTTAGATAGATATATATGGAGAAGAGATTATGAAAAAACACACACGAGTTATTACTCACTTATTTAAAGAAATTGTAGTTTGAAAACTATTCTCTATATGTTATTTAAAAACGTTATGAAAACGAGTAATTAATATAATATGTTTCCAGAAGCTTCGAGAAGAAAGAATAACTTTGCTGAAAATAGGCAATTAGCAAGTGAGTGTGGGAAGAAATCTAAGAGGCGGCCCCTAAACGATATGTGGCGTGATAAATTAGAGGAAGTAACATTTGCACCTAAAACAGGAAAAGAACGGCAAAAACAATTAGATGAGCTTTTCGATTTACTTATGAAATCGGCTAAAAAAGGTGGAGGTGTTGGAGTAATGGCTATCAAGGAAGTTTTGGATCGTGCATATGGAAAGGCAAAATCTAATATTGATTTGAATGTTGAAGGATTTACACCTCCAAGTGAAATAAACGTAGTTTTCCACAGTGTAAATGATAAAATAAAAGAAGATGGAGAAGAGGAAAAGATTTGAAACTGTATATTAACCCAATTTATAACAAATTTTCCCCTATTATGCAAAGAGCCTTGGATTTTTATGAGGGTGAGGATGCTGTAAAATCTAAAAAAGAAACTTATTTGCCTATGTTACCAGGCATGCTCGTAGATGCCGAAGAGGGTGCATTTCTATACAAAACATATTTAGCAAATGCATCACTATTCCCCGCTGTAAAGAAAACAATAGAAGCATATATAGGAATTCTCTTTAAAAAACATCCAACTATAGGTGGTACATATAAAGATGAATTATTTAAAAATATAAACTACGAGGGGCAATCAATAACTCAATTCTCCATTGAAATATGTAAAAACATATTACTAAACACTCGGTGTGCTGTTTTAGTGGATTATCCAGAAGTTGATACTGAAAACTTATCCTTATCCGATATAAAAACTTATGATATTAAACCTTATGCTGTATTTATACCACAACAAAAGATAGTTGATTGGCAATTTACTATAAGTAATGGTTTAAAAGAGTTATCATCTGTTACAATAGTTGATAAAGCACCTTTAAAAGATATACAAAGTAATATAGAATTAAAACCGGATAGTGATGGATATGTTACTACGGCAAGAATACTAACACTTGAAAATAACGGGCAAATAGATGTTTATGTTAATAGGTTATATGTAGCATTAGATTCAAACGATACTGTTGAACAGATGAATTTTGAATTATTAAAAGAAAGCGTCCCTTTAAAAAATGGGGAACCTTTCTCCTATATACCTATTGAACCTTGTTCACTTGATAATAGCTGGGATTTAAGTTATCCACCTATTAATGATTTAGTTTTATTATCTATAAAAGATTATAAAACAGATGCTTTATATAGAGATGCTTTATTATTTTTGGGCAGGCCTATTATATGCATGAAAGGGTTATTAAATAATGCCATTGATATAGATGATGAAAGCCCACAACAAAAGATTGCTATAGGTACATCTAAACCATTGGAGTTTACATTAGAGGGAAATTGCTGGGTAGTTGGTGGTACGGCTGATGCTACTTCTGCATTAAGAACAGAATTAGATGAGATAAAGAAAGAATTATCTGTAGTAGGTTCACGTGCTCTATTATCCGATAACAAGGCATCTGAATCACAAGAAACCGCTGTAATTAGGCGTTCTGGTGAATCAGGTACTATAAACCTTATAGGAACCTGTGTTTCTGAAACTCTAACTAAGATAATGAGAATTATGTACCAGTGGAGTATATATGGTAGTGAGAATAAAGAGGATGAGTATTATTTTTTAGTAACAGCGGATGCATTGAATATGAAAATTTCAAGCAACGATTTTAACAATCTTTGGCAAGGATACTTAAAGGGTGTAGTTCCATTTCAGGTACTATACAATGCACTATACAAATCAGATTTATTGCCTAAAGATTATAGCGAAACAGATTGGAAAAACGATGTGATTATTAAAGGTAATAATTTCAACGGGGCAGAGCCTCAAATATAATATCCAGAGGATACAAAAATGATAGATGAAAACAACACACAAGAAAGCGAAGGTACAAAAGAGTTTAATACAGATGATTATGTACCAAAAACAGAAGTTGAAAAATTGGTTCAGCAAGGAACAGAACCCCTCATACGTAAACGGGATCAACTATTGGGAGAAGTTAAACGAGCAAAAGAAGAGCGGAACTCTTTGAATGAACAACTATCTCAAATAAAACAACATTTAGGCATAGATTCATTGGAAGATTTATCTAATTTAGATACCGATAAATCAAAAGGCAATGATGTTGAACGTAAACTAAAAAAGTATGAAACAGAATTAAAATCTTTGCAGGAAGAAAGAGATAATTTAAACAATACTCTTTCCACCTATAAAACAAAGAATCTTAATACTATTAAAGAAAAATACATCTCTGATTCACTGAGTGAGCTTGGAGTAAAACCAAAGTGTGTACCTATATTAAAAGATTTCTTCAATAATAAATTATCCGTGGTTGAAGAAGGAGATAATGTAGATGTTGTTTTTGAAAATGATAAAGAAATAGTTTCTTATAAGGATTATTTCAAGAAATGGGCGAGTAATCCGGATAATGCAGAATTTATAAGTGCTCCAAATAGCTCAGGCAGTTCTACCCAAGTTGGTAAAGGTGCCCCACCAAGTGGAAAAATGAGTTTAGAAGAAATTGGTAAAATTACAGATCCTGTTGTTGCTGGACAAATGCTTAAAGCTCACGGATATATTAAAAAATAAAATTATATATTAACAAAGGAGTTAATTATGGGTAATATTAAGGGTGTAATCCCACAAGTGTGGCTTTCTGGTGCTCTTCAAGCATACAGAGACCAAAGTGTATTTGCTAATTTAGCTAATACAAGTTACAAAGAAGCTGTTATTAATGCAGGAGATAAGATAAAAATAAACACTATTCTTCCTTTCACTGCTCAAACTTATGATTCTACTCACGGTATAACTTATACTGATGTAGATTCAACACAACAAGAAATAGATGTAAATCAAGAAATTGTAGTTCCTGGTTCTTTTCCAGATATAATTACTTATCAATCAAATATGGATTTGCTTAGTGTTTCTCTTAATGAGATGGGTGTTGCTTTATCTGAGAATATTGATGCTTATATAGCAGATTTACATGCTAATGCTACCAGCAAAATAGGTACAACTGATTCTCCTGTTGAACTAACCTCAGCAGATATGTTGGATTTATTTTCAGAAGTTGCTAAAAAACTATCAGAGAAGAAAACACCTAAGTTTAACTTAGTTTGTGTTGCTCCTCCGTGGTTTATTCAAAAAGTTCTTAAAGCAAATGTAACAGGAAATACTTCAAATTCAGAAGCATTAGCTAACGGGTTTGTTGGTAAATACTGGGGATTTGAACTTTATGAAACTAATAACATAGCAACACACGTAGATGGTGAAACTTGGTATGCTCCTATGTTCTTCAAAAAACAAGATTCTATTGGTTTAGTTGATCAATTGAAAAGATTTGAAGTTATGCGAGATAAAGATTTCTTGAAAGATTATGCTCGCCTTTATGGTGTGTATGGTGCTAAAATAGTTCGTCCCGATACTGTTGCTACTGTTTATTCAGTTGCTGGTTCAGAATCAGCTAACCACAACTAATTAAGGAAATAAAAACATGAATAGAGTAGCAGAAAAATCAATTGAAAATAGATATAGGTACAGAATTACATGCTAATAAAGAGTATTATGAAGAGTTTTATACTGAAAAAGATTATTTAGCGCGGTGTAAAGAATTAAATATCGAGGTAGATGATGAGTAATTTAGAAACTGTACGTGATTATATAGGTGATAATACAGAACCTTATAAGTATTCTGATGAAAGAATTGAAGAGTTATTAGAAAAATATGTATATCCTGAGTGTGTAGCAACTTATGTATGGCAAACACGTGTAAGTAATGTACTCATACAAAAAGCAAGTGCTTTAAAAAGAGTAAGTATAGGTGCTGAATCACATGAGTTTGAAAATATGAAAGATACTACTGAAATATATAGAGAACAATTTAATTTTTATAGTAATCTATGTAGAAAAAAACGTGGAGTAACTTTAATACCAACATGAACAAAGAGGCATTTACTTTTCTTATAAATACTAACAATACTAATATTGTTATAAATAGATATACCACTACTACCAATTCAAGAGGTATTCCTATTAAAAGTAATGTTTTTGAACAAATTGAAATAACCGAGCCAGTTAGAGTTTTCTTAAATAACTCACAAGGTGAAAAAGATACAGTAAACAATTGGATAACATACCCAACACCTGTTTACAATATTGCTTTTCTTCCTGAATCTAATATCTTAAAAGATGATGAATTTGCGTACAGAGGAAGAATATATAAAGTTATACAAAACCCTGTATTTCTTATATCTGATACAGAGGTTTATGGTGCTTATGCTGAATTGCAAGATGTAGGAGCAGAAATTGGCAGCTAATAATCTTACTATTGTTATAGATAAAATGGTTGCCGAAATTGAGCAATTAGGAAATAAAGTTGCTGATGATATGTTAAAAGATTTTAATACTCGGCAATCTAATAACGAATTTTGGATAAATAGAACAGGATTTACTAAAAACCAAGTTAAAACAGGTATAAATAAAACAACTGAAGGAATTGATATATTTATTGAAAACCCAGTAGAGTGGGCAGAGGATTTAGAATATGCTAATGATAGGAGAAATGCCCACTTAGAACCAATGATGGAAAAATGGACACCTATATTTTTAAAAGAAGTTCAATCTATTCTCAAAAAGGATCGAGTAATATGATAAACAGTATTATTGAACTTTTGAAATCGAAGGGAACTATTCCCTCCGTGTATCACAGGGATGATTTCGTAAAATCACCCAAAGCTCCCTACGTTATGGTTTGGGAAGATGAAATCCAAAACTATGATAACAAAAACGGGGTAGCACAGGTTTATATTTCCGCTCACTTTGAGAAGGGTTGCATAGATAACCTCACAAAGTATATGAACACAGAACTAACCGATATTTTACATAACGGGTTAGCGACAGATGGCATTGATGTTGTACAATTAAAATCAACATTAATAATATCAAAAACAATTTATACTAATGATGATGGGACTATATCACGTGATAGGGTTTTTACTTATCCGTTATTAGGTTTAATATGATATATTTAAAATATAGTGTATTTTATATATCCATTATTAGGATTCGTTTAAAAAGATTTTAATATATTAACAAAGGAGTTAATTTATGGCAATTGCAGCAAAAGAATTATTCGGTGTTACCGGCTTTAGAGTACAACGTTTAAACCCCGATGGAACTATCCCTGTTCATAACAGAATGGTAGGTACTTCTGGTGGTTTAGATATTACTGCTCTTCATGGCACTGAAACTTTAATTCTAAAAGAAGATAACCAAAGCCCAGTAGATGAGGTTGTTGATATTACAAGTGGTGTTTTTGTGGATCCAACTGCCGCTACTGTTGATGAGTTGGTAACAGCTCTTAATGATGCAGTATCCAGTTTAAATATTACTTTCTCAAAAGATTCTACTAATGGTAGATTAAAAGCGGCTCTTACCTCCGGGACAGCAGTAAAAGTACAATTATATGGTACTCTTGCTTCTTACCTTGGGTTTGGTGAAAAAGTTGGTTATACACCTTCTTTAAATGGTGCCGGTTTGAGAATTGTAAAAGGTTTTGATTCTACTAAATCTATTGGATTACCTAAAAGTATCAAAGATAAAGAAGAAATCGAAAATGAAACAGCAGATGGTTCTATTACTTCTGTTATTATAAACGCTATTGTAAAAGGGCTTACGCCTGTTATTACAAGTGCCTATAATGATTATGATTTAAAACAAATTGTAATGGGTGGCGAATATGATAGAGATGCTAATTCTTATAGCCCTCCTACTATTGATGAACAGGCAACTGGATATAGCTTCTATGTTGAAGTTTTCTCACCTGCTTATAATAGTGGTTCTAATCTTAAAGCAAATTATGGTGGTGTAGAATACATACTTATCAGAAAATGCTCAGGTTCAGAAGGTGATGTATCAAAAGATTCAAAAACATGGACAGATTTTACTTATAATCTTGATGCGGTTGAATATGTTGATGTTTCAGGTACTAAATACCCTGCATGGAGCGAAAAGATATTAACTGTTTCTGAATTTGAATCATTAGATATCCTTAACGTTTAATTTTCTATATTTTACTATGGGTGGTATAAAAGCCACTCATAGGTTTTGCTCTCGCTAACGTATATCTTACAGTGGGTGGGAGCATAAATTCACTAACTCTCTATTTAAAAGGTTTTATTTATGTTTAAAAAGATTATCAAAGCTATTACCCCTAAAATAACAACTACCGAAGAATTGAAAGATATTGCTTTCCCTATTTTATCTGTTCCATTTAATAGTACTAATATAAATTGTAAAGTAAGATGTTTAAATGATACTCAAATTAGAGCATTAGGTGATTTTAGTTTAATAGATATAGGTGGGGATAAAAAAGAAGTTATCCCTTCAAAAATACTTGAAAATATAATTAAAACAAAGAATTTCCAAGAGAAATTACTTGAAGAAACATTAGTTGAACCCACATTTAAAGAAATACAAAAACACGTTTATGATAATGATAACCATTTAAAAGAGAAATTACACAAATTAGAGAAACTAAATAAGAAGATTAAGAAACTTAAAATAGAAGAACAAAAAGAAATAGTTGCTGAAATAGATAACTTAACATTATATACAGGGTATTTACTCCCTACTGATTTTATGAGTACTTTAACGGCTTGGGCTTTAGGTGTAGATAGAAGTGATATAAAGAAATTAACACGTGATATGTTATTAGAAGCCGCTATGTTAGCAGAGCGAGGACATGATAATCCAGCTGATCACATTAAAGGTGAGTTTACATCATTACATATTGAGGAAATAAATCGCAGTGCTTGGGTTGTATACAATCAATATTGTGATGAAAAAACCCGTGAAAAAGAAATTGGAAAAACGCATAGAGTAATTAAAGGAAAATCATAACATGGGTATAAGAGCAGAAGTGCGTTTGGGGATTGAAAACCTTAAACGAGATGCTGAATTAGCTAAACAAAAACTTAACTCGGTTGGTAAAGAAGCACAGAAGGCAGGTAAAACCACTAAGGAATCATTTAAAGATAGTGGTAAAAGCATGTTAAGTTTAGTAGCCGCTATTGGTGGGGTTATTATAGCGTTCCAACAATTAGCAAGGCAATTTTCCGCATCTATAAAAGCAACTTCTGATATGATAGTTGCTAACGTTAAATTAAATAGTATACTTAAATTAAACGGTGAAAACGTAGCTAAATACTCAAAACAATTTAACGAATATGCTTCTAAAATACAAAGAACGTTAGGTATTTCTGATGATGTAGTAAAATCAAGTATGGCTCTTGGTTTACAATTAGGTATCCAAGCAGATGAGATGGAAGAAGCAACTACAGCAGCAATTGCTTTATCTGAAACTTTTGGTATGGATTTAGATAGAGCAACAAGAATAGTAGCTGAAGCATATAACGGAAATTATGATGCTTTAAAAAGATATATACCTGAACTAAGGAGTGCTAATAGTGAAGTAGAAAAAGCTGCAATATTTCAAAAATATATAGCAAAAGCTTTTAAAATTACTCAAGAAGCTATGGATTCTCAGGTTGGTATTTTAAAAGTAGCAGAAAATCAGTGGGGTGAATTACAGAAAATAGTTGGGCAATTTTTATTAGATGTTATTACACCGCTGGCTTCTTTATTTATAAAATTTGTAAATTGGTTTAAATCTTTAAATTCGGGATTACAAACGGTAATTGCGCTGGTTTAGCAGTTATAGTACCCGCAACTATTGCTTTTACTGGTGCTATATTAGCTTTAGGTGCTGCTTTCACTGCTTTGAATATTACTATGGGAGGTATTCCTTTAATTGTCGGTGGTATAGTAACAGGCTTAGCTGCTGTTTTAAAAATAGTATATGATTTAAATAAAGAAATTGGTAATCTAGATACTTTAAATAAAAAGGAATTATTAAATTTAAAGAAAACACAAGAAGCAAGATTAAGATCGGAAGAG